CTCCGTTTCATACAAGTGCTTGATGTATCCTGCCTGTGCCATTTTTATCACCTTTCCGCTACCTACTTAGATGATAGGTTCATCTAAATTGTAGCATTCTTTTTCGGCGCTGACAACGGGCTTCTACCTATGCACTTTTCGAGCCCCTTCTCTGCATTTTTATTTTAGCACAAACATATAAGAGAACTTAGAACTATAATACAAGATGATGCTTATCTGAAATTGCAGCAGGAGAAGTTGAAACTGGAAAAGCAGAAGATTACATTGCCTGCCCAGAGCGGCACAACATGCAACGGAATTCCTGCCAATATGGTTGCACCGTCATTTTCGGCGGTGCTTTTTGATATATCCGAACACGAACATTCAGAGTACGTCTTTCCTGGCGGCAGAGGTTCAACAAAGTCTTCCTTTGTGGGTCTGAATGTGATTGACTTGCTGATGGAGCATGAGGATATGCACGCTTGTGTTCTTAGGCAGGTAAGCAATACACTCAAAGACAGCGTTTATGCTCAGATTCAATGGGCAATATCTTCACTGGGCATTGATAATGAGTTTACGTTCACAAAATCGCCTCTTGAAATTACAAGGATAAAAACAGGACAAAAGATTTTCTTTCGCGGTGCTGATGACCCGAACAAAATCAAGTCAATCAAAGCACCTTTTGGCTATATCGGGATATTGTGGTTTGAGGAGCTTGACCAGTTTGCAGGCGAAGAGGCTGTTCGTAAGATTGAGCAGTCTGTAATTCGTGGTGGTGATTTAGCTTATAAGTTCAAGTCGTTCAATCCGCCGAAATCTGCTCAGAACTGGGCTAACAAATATATCAAAATTCCTCGTGCCGACAGACTTGTCACCGAAAGCAATTACTTGTCAGTCCCTCAGAAGTGGCTTGGCAAACCGTTTATTGATGATGCAAACTTCCTAAAAGAAACTAACCCTAACGCTTACGATAACGAGTATATGGGTGTTGCAAATGGTTCTGGCGGTGCGGTATTCGACAACGTTCAAATCAGAGAAATCACAGACGAAGAAATATCACACTTTGATAACATATTTAACGGTGTTGACTGGGGTTGGTATCCGGATTTATTTGCTTTTGTTCGGGTTCAGTATCAGCCTGCACAGCACACGCTTTATATTTGGCAGGAATATACCTGCAACAAGCAAAAGAATGCTGATACCGCCGCTAAGCTAAAGGAGCTTGGCATAACAGCTAATGACCTTATTACCTGTGACAGCGCAGAAAACAAGTCTGTTGAGGATTATCGTGCATATGGTCTGCTTGCAAGAGGTGCAATAAAAGGACCGGGTTCACGAGAGTATTCATACAAATGGCTGCAATCCCTCAAAGCTATTGTTATTGACAATAAGCGTTGCCCGGAGGCAGCACAGGAGTTCCTTAATTACGAGTACGAGCGTGACAAGGAAGGTAATGTCATTACAGGCTACCCGGACGGAAACGACCATGTGATTGATAGTGTCAGATATGCGACAGAACGAATATGGAAGCGGAGAGGTCAGTAATGAACATAATTACAGCGATTAAGGAATGGGTGAGAAGAATGATAACACGCTCTGATATAAAGTCAACTTACGGCTCTGATACAGCTATTACGGACAGCTTTGCAGCTGCTATAAATGAATGGGCAAGAATGTATGCAGGTAAGGCTGAATGGGTTGATAACGACAGCGTGCATAGCTTGCGGCTGGAGCAGTCAATCACGAGGGAATTTGCAAATACAGTTCTCAACGAAATGACTGCAACTGTATTTGCAAATGACAAGCTTAATGAGATTTACAAGTCGGCTGTTGAGGATATTAACAAGCACTTTCAGCGTGGGCTTGCAACAGGTGCAATGGTTATCAAGCCTCTGGGTGCAGACAAAGTACAGTTCGTTTCGCAAGACGCTTTCGTGCCTATCGAATATGACGTAAACGGCAGGCTTATCAAGGTGATTTTCCCCGAAATAAAGCAAATTTCTGAGAGCACATATGTTACCCGACTTGAATATCATTCACTTGATTATGAAAACGGCTTGACGATTACAAACAGAGCGTTTCTAAGTCATACAAAAGATACGTTAGGCAGAGAAATTCCTCTTGCAAGTGTTGACGAATGGGCAAATCTTGTTCCTGAAATCACATATCCTGCAATGCTCCGTCCTGCTTTTGGATATTACGTCAATCCGATTGATAATACTGTAGATAATTCTCACGGCGGCGTTTCAATCTTCGAGCCTGCAAGACATCTTATAAGGCTTGCAGATATTCAGTTCGGACGGCTTGACTGGGAATTTGAGAGCGGTGAGCGTGCTATTTATGCTGATGAACTTGCCCTTAAAACCACAGACGGTAAAAAGCGTGATGTGCCTCGCCTTAAACAAAGGTTGTTCAAAACAATCGGGGCAAATGATGACTTCTTTAAGGAATTTTCTCCTCAACTCAGACAAGCAGACTTTATTACCGGGCTTGATACATATAAGCGTGAAATCGAATTTGCTGTTGGTTTGTCCTATGGTGATATAAGCAGCCCTCAGAGTGTTGACAAGACAGCAACAGAGGTTAAGGCATCAAAGCAACGTAAATACGATACAGTAACGGCAATTCAGTCAAACCTTAAAAATTGCCTTGATGATTTGGTTTACGCTCTTGCTTTCTATAATTCAATGACACAGAGCGGCTACGAGTTCAATGTAAACTTTGAGGACAGTGTTTTAACTGATGATGATACAAAGCGTACACAGGACAGGCAGGACGTATCTATGGGTGCATTGCAGCTGTGGGAATATCGTATGCGTTGGTATGGCGAAGATGAAAAGACAGCAAGGGCTATGGTTGCAGGTGCCAATGCAGATGTAGTGGAGTGATGTAAATGCTCAAGCCAAATGAGATTGAAAAGGTATCAATGGCTCTTGACGAGCCTATGAGAAACCTTGAAAATCAGATAATGGCTGATATAGTCAGAAGAATTAAAATCAACGGTGAAATAACACGTTCTGCTGATTGGCAAATTAATCGGCTCCACGAGCTGGGTATGAGCAAGCGTGACATAAAGAAATACATTGCTGATAACCTTAATTTTGACAAAGCTGAAATCAATCATCTGTACAAGGACGTAATACGAAAAGGCTATTCACACGACGAAAATCTTTATAAGTATAAAGGCAAACCACAAATACCGTTTGAGAAGAACGAGGAACTACAACAGCTTTTGACTGCCGTTTCCGTTCAGACAGTCAGAGAACTTAAAAACATATCTAAGTCGCTTGGATTTGCTGTTAAGCAGCCTGACGGAAAGCTTGCATTTAAGGAGATTGGCGATTATTATCAGAAAACACTTGATAACGCTATTATGGGAATAGCTACAGGTGCTTTTGATTATAATACTGTCATAAAAAAGACCATTGCCGAAATGACAAACTCTGGGCTTCGCACTGTGGACTATGCGACAGGCTGGAGCAATCGTGTTGATGTTGCGGCAAGGCGTGCAATTGTAACAGGTTTATCTCAGCTTACAGCAAAGGTCAATGAGCAGAATGCTAAAGAGCTTGGTACGGAATATTTTGAGGTGACATGGCATAGTGGAGCACGTCCATCTCATCAGGTGTGGCAGGGTAAGGTTTACAGCAAATCTCAGCTTGTAAGCGTTTGCGGTCTGGGAACTGTTACAGGCTTGTGCGGAAGTAACTGTTACCATGACTACTATCCCTTTATTCCCGGCATATCAGAACCTACATACACAGATGAACAGCTTGCCCGGATGAACGCAGACGAGAACAAAAAGGTTGAATATGGCGGCAAGGAATACACTAAATACGAGGCTCTGCAACGTCAACGCAAGCTTGAAACCACAATGCGAGCACAACGGCAACAGATTAAGCTGCTTGAAGACGCCGGTGCTGATGAAGATGATATAATCAACGCAAGGTGCAGATATCACGGCACATCACAAGATTACACAGCTTTCTCAAAAGCAATGGATTTGCCACAGCAGAGGGCAAGGGTTACGGCTGACGGACTGGGCAATATCGGGGTTGGGAAGACTAAAATTGACTTGACAACAAAGGACTATAATGATATAATTCATATGAAAGGTAAGATGTCTGACAGAGATGTGCGTAAGTGGTACATTGCTCATAACAATATGATACCTGATATGATTGATACATCATTACCTATTGAAAATCAAGCAAGGCAAGCCTGCGAGTTGAGAAACAAGCATAGATTTCAAGCAAGAGAGCTTATGAAAGACCAAGAAAAGCGAAAACAGTTAGACGCTGACGACCCTATTACATCTTTTGAAGATATAATTGCCGATAAGATAAAGAGAAAAGGTTTTAGTTATGATGAAGCTGTTGCTGACGTTCTGAAAACGGCAACAAAAACACGAAAATCAGTAAATAAAAAATTTGGATTGGAGGATTAGTTATGAAATTTGATTATAATATTTGCAATCAAGCTGATGAAGAAATTTTCAACAAGCAATGCAAAGCACTTGAAAAGCACATACCTAACCTCATTAAATTGGATATGCTTACTGATGTTGACGGTTCAAAAATACAGAGGTATGAATTAAACGGTAAAAAAATTGTAGTTTACAATCATTTTGTGATTGACGCCGTTTTTATTAAATCTGATGTAGACATAGAACAATATTTCAGCTGATTAAAGCACCGTAGAAATATGGTGCTTTTCTTATACCCAAACTAAATAATCATTACCACTCCGCACAATCGTGCAGGGTGGTATTTTTATGCCTAAAGGACCGTAACGAAGTCGTAAAACTATGTTGAAACTATTGAGCGGCGGCTCGTAATAAACGTGTAAGGAGTAATTATGCAGAGAAAATTTTTAGAAGAACTCGGGCTTGAAAAGGACATAATCGACAAGATTATGACCGAGAACGGCAATGATATCAACGCCACAAAGTCAAAGCTTGAAACTGAGCGTGACAATTACAAGGAACAGCTTGAAACGGCAACAGCAACCTTGAAAACCTTTGAGGGCGTGGACGTTAACGACTTGCAGAGCAAGATTACAGCATTGCAGAACGACCTCACAGCAAAGGACACAGAATATCAGAACAAGCTTGCTGACAGAGATTTCAACGACAAGCTTAACAGCATTATCACAAAGGCAGGTGGCAGAAATTCAAAGGCAATTATGGCTCTGCTCGACCTTGATACAATCAAAGCAAGCAAAAATCAGGACGCAGATTTGCAGTCGGCTATTGAAAAATGCAAGACTAATAATGATTATCTTTTCGGCAGCACAGAACCAATAAACAATGCCGTTGCACCAACAGGCGGCGGCAACAACGGTGGAAATCCTCTTGCAGCTGTAAGGGCGGCAATGGGTCTGAAATCTGAAAAATAAGAAATGAGGTAAAATATTATGCCAAACACAATTGAACTTTTTAAACAGTATGTACCGCTTCTTGATGAGGTATATAAAAATTCCGCACTTACTTCCGCACTTGATGGAGCTTCGGAGCTTGCAAGACAGGGAGCAAATGCAAATGAGCTTATCATTCCTAAAATGTCAATGGACGGGCTTGCTTCATATTCACGCAACGGCGGATATGTCGGCGGTGACGTGACAATGACAAACGAAACTGTTGCCTGCAACTTCGACAGAGGCAGAATGTTCAGCATTGATAATCTTGACAATGTTGAAACAGCAGGGCTTGCTTATGGAAGACTGTCGGCTGAATTTATCAGAACAAAAGTTGTGCCGGAGCTTGACGCATTCCGATTTGCAAAATATGCAGGTGCTTCAGACATATCAACAGTTGCAGGAGCTGCCCTTTCAACAGGTGATGCGGTTGTCTCAGCAATAAGAGCCGCAGTGAACAAGCTCAATGAAGACGAAGTACCACTTGAGGGCAGATACCTGTTTATTACTCCTACGCTCTATGGGCTTATACAGGACCTTGACACAACAAAGTCAAAGCAGGTGCTTGAAGGACTTACAGTTGTGCAGATCCCTCAGACAAGATTTTATACTTCAATTACACAGAATGACGGTACAAGCGAAGGGCAGACTTCTGGTGGATATATAAAGGCAGCTGACGGCAAAAATATCAATTTTATGATTATACAAAAAGATGCCGTAATTCAGTTCGACAAGCACGTTGCACCAAAGGTAATTACACCTGAGCAGAATCAGAATGGTGATGCATGGAAGTTTGGATACAGAAATGTGAGCATTGCTGATGTGTATGATAACAAAGTTGCCGGCATCTATCTTCACAAGTCAACAACTTAAGGCGGTGCTTTTACATGGAAGATGCGAGACTTCTTGACTGTAACACCAAGGCTCAGATTGAAGCCAATATGATACGGATTCTTTCTATGCTTGACGCTCTTGAAACAAAAATCAAAGCATATGAGGCTTCAAAGGAGGTTCAGAAGTAATGAATTATGCAGACGAAAGCTTTTATACAAATACATATCTTGCAGGCAAGGCGGCAGTGATAACTACCGCCTTTGACTTTTACGCACGTTCTGCCACGCAAAGAATTAAGCTTTATACAAGCTATAACGTTGATGAGGATAATATTCCGGACGAGGTTAAGAACTGCTGCTGTGAGCTTGCTGAGTGTTGCTATCGTGAGGAAATGGCATTAGCTAATAACGGAGTAAGCTCTGAAAGCGTTGGAGGTTGGAGCAAGTCTTATGAAAGTTCAGAGGCTCACAAGGCTGCAAGCGATAAGAATACGCACGATATTGTATATAAGTGGCTTAGCGGTACGGATTTGCTGTTCAGAGGTGTGAGATGATATGCTTGTAAATGCAGATTGTACCCTCTATGCTTACGACAAAGCGACAGGCGGCTTTATCCGACACGAGGTAAAGAATGTCTATTGGCGTGAGAATAAGGCAGGGAACGTCATGAAAAGTGGTTTACAGACAGCTGACAGCACAACAGTTTATATTTATTCTGATGAGGTTGCCCCTCAATCCGTTTCAAAAGATATGATTGTCAAAGGCAAATGTATGTTTGAATTTGACAATACGTCACCGCAAAGCATTTCAGCAAGTATGAAAGCTTTTCGCGATGCACATAGTTTTGTTACCGTGATGAGCATTGATAATTATATGTTCGGCGGAAATCCACACATAGAGGTGAGTGCAAAATGATAATCCAACCAAATGATACAAGCATCCTTAAATGGAACAAAAATTTCGGAAGAGAAAAAAGCGAAAAGTTTATAAAAGCTCAGAAATTTGTTGACAGTGAATGCCTGAGACTTATGGTACCGTACACACCTACACTTAATACCGGTTTGAGGAAATCGGCAACAACCGGCACTGTAATCGGGAATGGCAAGCTTGTGTACACTTCACCGTATGCAAGATATCAGTATTATGGCAAGCTTATGGTTTCAAGCGTTACAGGGTCGGCATGGGCAAGAAGCGGCGAGAGCAAGGTGTTAACACCTGTGGATCTTAATTACAGCAAATCCAGAGAGCCTCTTGCAGGCAAGATGTGGTTTGAACGTATGAAAGCCGATAAGAAATCAGCTATTATCAGAGGTGCAAAAGAGCTTGTGAGGTAAAATGAACATAATAGAAATTGTGAAATCAATATTGCAGGAATTTCCAAAAATATCAGAAGTGTGCAATGACATACACATTGATTTTACCGAAAGTGAACCGACAAATTATGGATTATCATCTGTTGGTGATACGCTGGTAAAAGAAGACGTGTTGGGAAATCAGCTGCGACAACATAATTTTGTGCTTTATGCCGTTTGGCAGAGCATAAATGACTATGACCGAATGGCAAATAGCGGAGTTTTGCTTGAACTTCAGATGTGGCTTGAAAATCAAAGCACAGATGCACTAAAAATCGCCTGTGAAAACGGTATGATATATGACATACCTGATGAAAATATGAACAGCTCAGTGCGGTATCAATTGCAGATACAGGCATTGTATAAAATTGAAAGTGAGGACTGAATTTATGATTCAAAGAAAATTTCTGGCACATTACATAAACACAGCAAAAGGAGGCGCTACAGCAGCATCATATTTCCGTATAGGAAAGGACCTTGAAGAATATAAAGTTGAGCTGAACCCAAGCGTCGACACAAAGAAAAATATTCTTGGTGAGGTTTCAACCTCTCTAAGTTCTTACGAACCTCAGGGCAGTGTTGAACCATACTATGCAAGCGAAAATGACGGACTTCACGAGTTTCTGCAGGATATTATAGATAACAGGAAGGTGCTTGATGACGTTAAAACAGACGTAATCGAAGTACACCTCTGGGAGGAATCAGCAACAGCTTCCGGGAAATTCACAGCATACAAAGAGACTGCAGTTGTTGAAGTATCAAGCTACGGTGGAGATAATACCGGGTATCAGATACCGTTCAATATTCATTATCAGGGCGACAGAGTTAAGGGCACATTTGATACAGCAACAAAGACCTTTACGGCTGATAGCACAAGCGTCGGTGCATAAATAAAATAATTTATGGGGCAGTTGGTTAAAAAACTGCCCTAATTTTTTGGAGGTATGTATATATGCAGAATCTTAATTTTAATGATGGCCAGATTACCATAATGATAAACGGTGATGAATCCCGTGTTATTACAATAAACCCAACCGATAAAAATATGGTAAACCGATTTATATCGGCATATAAAGACCTTTCATCTCTTGAAGAAAAATATAGAAATGTAGAAAGCGATACAATGTCTGCACAGGAAATCGAAAGTCTCACGGAAATGGGGACTGACGCAAGTGTTGAAGCTATAGGCAAACTTGAAAAAATTTCGCAGACGGAAGCTGAAATTGAACGTGAAGGGAGAGCAATGGTTGATAAGATATGTGGTTCACCCGTATCTGAAATCGTGTTCGGAGACACAAATTGTATGAGCATTGCAGGCGGGCAGACAATCGCACAGAATTTCATTGACGCTTATGCTGCATTCCTTGAACCATACATAAAGAATGAATACGAAAAAGCTAAAAATAAAATTGGCAAATACACGAGGAATATTAAATGATAGGGGATCTTCCGAAATATCTTGAGGTCAATGGAAGACAATACGAAATACGAAGTGATTTCCGTACGGCATTACTTATACTCCAAGCTTATGATGACCCTGAACTTGACGATTATGAGAAAGCTGCTGTATGCCTTGAATGCCTATTCTGTGACATTCCCAAAGATAAAGACGAGGCATATAAGGCAGCTATATGGTTTCTTGATGGCGGAAATACTGCTAAATCTTGTTCTCAATCAGCAAGAATAATTGACTGGGAACAAGATGAGAGTATGATATTTTCGGCTGTAAATAAATCAGCAGGATTTGAAGTAAGAGCCGCTGATTATATTCATTGGTGGACATTTCTCGGATATTTCAGCGAAATCAGCGAGGGGCTTCTTTCTCAGATTATAAATATACGCATCAAAAAATCAAAAGGCAAAAAGCTTGAAAAATATGAATCTGAATTCTATTCTCAGCATCGTGAAATTATAGACCTTAAAACACACTATACTGCAGAAGAAAAGGCGGAAATCGATAGAATAAACAAGCTCCTTGACGGGTGAAAGGAAGTGATAAATTATGGCTGACGGATATTTGAATTTCAACACGAAAATCGATACAACCGGTTTTAACAAAGGTACAAATACGGTTTCAAAATCAATTGAGATGTTGAAATCGTCCATTGTAAAAATTGGTGCAGCAGTAGGAGTAGCATTTGGAATAAAGCAGATAGCAAGCTTTGGCAAAAGTTGTGTTTCTGCTGCAACCCAAGCTAAGAATGCTATGATGGGACTGCAATCAATTGTACAGGGTCAAGGCAAAAGCTTTTCACAAGCAAATAAATTTATACAAGAATATACCGCCGATGGACTTATCCCTCTTGCCGAAGCGACTACGGCATATAAAAATCTTGCGTCGAGAGGCTATAGTACTGACCAGATAGAAAATGTTATGACGGCCCTTAAAAACAGTGCAGCATATGGGCGGCAAGCAGGTCTTACAATGGGAGAAGCTGTATCATCTGCAACAGAAGGCTTAAAAAATGAAAACAGTATATTAGTTGATAATGCAGGTGTTACAAAGAATGTATCTGTAATGTGGAAGGATTATGCTGAAAGTCTGGGAACATCATACGCAGGCCTTACCAAGCAGCAGAAAATACAGGCTGAGGTTAATGGCATACTTACCGAAACACGCTTTCAGACTGGTGACGCTGCTAAAGTTGCAAGCAGCTTCAGCGGACAGATTTCACAGCTTTCAACAAGCTTTTTAAGGCTGAAATCTGCTGTTGGCGGCATACTTATGAACGTTCTTGAACCTGTAGTAAAGGGAATAAATAATATGTTATCGTCAATGATATCATATGTGAATACGGCGTCAGGTTCGTTGTCAAAAATGTTTGGCTGGGAAAATAAATCAGGGGGAGCTGCTGCAGAGACAGCATCAAGCATATCGGATAGCGTTGATAATCAACAGGAGCTTACAGATGCAGTTGAATCCACGACCGATGCACAAAGCAAAAGCCTTGCAAAATTTGACGAGCTCAATACAATAAGCAGCAATACGTCAAATGACAATGAGCAGACATATCCCTCTACGTCTACAGCAAACACATTAAGTCATCCTTTAGCGGTAACCATTGATGCAGATACGCAGAAAGCTGACAATAAAATTTCTGCTTTGCAAAAAATGCTTGAATCGTTTAAAAAGCCTATAATTTTTGCATGGAAAGAGCAAGGCGGAAAGGTAATTGAAAATGCAAGATACACGTTTGCAATAATTAAAATGATTATTTCTGATATTGCAAAGAGCTTCGCAGGCGTCTGGGGTAATGGAACCGGAGAAAAAACAGTTGAAAATATTCTTATATATTTTCAGGATATTCTTGGAATAATCGGAGATATAACAGGTGCATTACAGACAGCGTGGCACTACGGTGGAACAGGAACTTTGCTTATTCAATCATACTTTGACCGTTGGAACGCTCTGCTTGACCTTATACATATATTTCGTGGCGATTTCCGTGATGTCTGGAATGATGGTGCAGGCTCTGAATTATGTACAAATATATTCAATATTATAATAAATATAAACAATTCTGTTGCAAACCTCCGCAAAGAATTTTCTGATGCGTGGAAAGAAAATGATGCAGGGAAATCTATATTGCAAGGCATTTTTGAATTGATAAATATAGTTCTTGGCACTGTAAGGAAATTAACAGAGGCTACTTCAAATTGGGCAAAGAATCTTGACTTTTCACCGCTGCTTAAAAGCATTGATGGACTTTTGAAATCTCTTGAGCCTCTTACGCAAAATATCGGTGCAGGTCTGGAATGGTTTTACAAAAATGTTCTGCTGCCGCTTGCCGGCTGGACTATAGAAAATGTAATACCAGAATTTCTTGAATTGCTTGGTGCAGCTATATCACTTCTTAATTCAGCTATTACGGCACTGAAGCCATTGGGAAAATGGCTGTGGGATAGTTTCCTCCAGCCAATTGCATCATGGACAGGCGGTGCAATAATAAGCATACTTGGTGCAATTTCAGATGCACTCGGTTCTATAAGTACTTGGGTAGCTCAAAATCAAACAGCGTTTGAAGCAATAACGGTAGTTATCAGTGCATTTTTTGCTGCATGGGAAACCGTTAATTTTGCAACATTTGCATGGACTACTGTATGTACTATAGCAACTGTTGCCACAACAGCTTTAGGTGCGGCATTTACATTTCTGACGAGTCCGATAGGACTTATTATTTTAGCTATTGCCGCCGTAATTGCTATAGGCGTATTACTTGTAAAGCACTGGGACGATATAAAAAAGTTCTGCGCTCCTGCTTTTAATGCTATCAAAGGTATAATATCAAAAGCCGTTGAATCAGTCAAGGGATTTTTCTTAAGCATTATCAGCTTCTTTAAAGACAATTGGCAGTCAATTCTGCTTATGATTTTGAATCCATTTGCAGGAGCATTCAAATTACTATACGACAATTGTGACGGATTCAGAAATTTCTGGTTGAATTTATTTGAAAACGTTAAATCTATAGTTTCAAGTGCAATTGACGCCGTAAAAGGTTTTTTCGAGAATATAATCAATTTCTTCACAGATAATTGGCAGGGAATCCTATTATTAATCATAAACCCATTTGCAGGAGCGTTTAAGCTTTTATACGACAATTGTGATGGATTCAGGAGCTATATTGACAATTTGATTACAGATGTTGCCGGATTTTTAAAAAATGCCTGGGATACTGTTACAGGAATATTTTCTATTGTAGGAGACTGGTTCAAAGACAGATTCAGAGAGGCATGGAATAATATTACGACCATATTTGATGCAACTAAGAACTATTTTTCTGATAGATTGAATGATATTATTTCAGTTTTCAATGTTGTAGGAGACTGGTTCAAGGGTGTATTTTCAGAAGCTTGGAACAATATTACAGCAATATTCGATGAAGTAAAAGGCTACTTTACAGACCGCTGGAACGATATGATATCAGTTTTCTGTTTTGTGGGGGAGTGGTTCGGCAATGTGTTCTTAGCAGCATGGAACAACATTACAGCAATATTCGATGAAGTAAAAGGCTACTTTACAGACCGCTGGAACGATATGATATCGGTTTTTTGTGCTACAGGTAGTTGGTTTGGCAATACGTTCAGAAATGCATGGAATGAAATAACAGGTATTTTTGTTTGAGGCTGTTATTTTTGTTTTGTAGCTTATTATTGGAATGTGTTTATTTTTATATTTACATTCGTATCGAGTACTACTTTTAATAATCATAGTTTTTTTGCTGTTTGAATCAATAATTCAAGATTTGTAATGATATTATCATTATTTCCCCAGCTTAATCTAATTGAGCTCTCAATATCCTCAATGTTCAATCCCATTGCCGTTAACACATGACTTGGATTGTAACTACTTAATTACAAGCAGAACCATTTGATACACTACAATACTGTTTTGTTGCAAGCATTAAAGCTTCTGAATTTACGCCTTTGAATGAAACATTAAGTGTATTTGGCATTGAATGGGAAATGTCTCCATTTATTTTGTATGCTACACCTGAAGATTCTAATAACTGGAGAATTTCATTTTTTGTTTTTAAATAACTCTGAGTTTTAAATTTGTATTCCTTCAATGCCAATTCAGCTGCTTTTCCAAAACCAGCAATAAGTGCTGTTGGTATTGTGCCTGGTCTCAAACCATGCTCTTGGCTTCCTCCAAACATAATTGAACTAACTGGTGGTGATTTATAGCACTTTTTTCTTAATACAAGTAAACCAACACCTTGAGGTCCGTACATCTTATGCGCACTTGCGGAAAGCATATTATATTTAATATTTTGCAACTCTTCAACGAGTTTTCCGCATGATTGAGCCGCATAAATATGAAATAATATATCTTTTTTTGACAATTCTTCACCGATTTCATCGACGGGTTGAATAACTCCTGTTTCATTATTTGAATGCATAGCACTGACAAGCAAAGTATCATTTCTTACTTCACTTAACAGTTTTTGTGCATCTATTCTTCCATTCACATCAGGCTGAATGTAGGATACTTCAAAGCCTTTTGATTCAAGATGGTTTATAGGCAAAAGTACTGCTTTATGTTCAATAGCAGTTGTTACTATATGTTTTTTGCCAGTTTTGTTAGCGTATTTTTCCAATCCAAGAATAGCAATGTTGTCACTTTCGGTTGCTCCACTTGTAAAAAATATCTAATCTTTTTTTGCTTCAAGTAAATTCGCAATTTGTTGTCTTGAATTATCAACAACTTTTCTTGCATTCTCTCCATAATCGTGTGTTCTGCTATCCGCATTTCTGGAATTGTCAAGAAATGTGCAGTCAGGAAACACACAAAAATATGAATAGGCAGGTATCAGGCAGCGTGATGAGAGAGCTGCTTTGAAGTTCTTAATGCCACAGGTGGGAGACCACCTTCATTGAAGCTGTTGATCCTTTGTGTGTTATAGTAACCGAAGATGTATCGGAA